AGTCGCTAAACTTTCTCCTCCCATCAGAACCCGAAAAAATTCTGCAATCCCTCCATTGTGATTTCATCTTCACAACTACATTTTTTGCAAGTCCATGTTACTTTGTGTTTTAGTTTTGGCATCAACTCAAAGAACTTTGTCAGTTTCAAGTATTGATCTTGATTCAAGTTTTCAATAAACTCTAACAATTCTTTTTTTGTGTAATCTTCTTTTTTGTATACATTTTCATTATCAAAGATGTATTCAATACTGTTGATGATAGCATCTGTTGCAATGTCCATCTGATTTTTACCCTCAACACCTTTGCTGGCTTCAATCGCCATTGTAACGTTAGGGTATTTCAATTTAATACCGATGCCAGTTTCTTCATCTAGCACGATTTTATCTGTGTGACCTTCAGACTTAAGGACTTCAACTTCTAATAAGTTTAATTTGGAGTCTGTAATTCCATCGCACTCTTCAACATTAGAATTTGATCCTGTTGGATGACGCAATTTCAAATCGATTGTTTCGCCGATTGATTTTGCTCTGAGTCTCATAAAGAAATACTCTAGATCAAATGTTGGAATTTCATCTGGATTTATTTTGTCAATAGCACAATTGTTGACAATCTGTTTAATTGCCAACAAAATTGATTTTTGATCTTCTGATTCCATTGCAAGCAAAAGAATTTTTTGTTCTTTCACTAAAAATGGACGATATTTGACATTTTCTCCTGTTGATGGTAAAGTCAATTCAAATATTGGATTGCTAATTTTTGGTAAAGCCATAGTATTTTCTCCGAAAAGTTATATTAAAAAATTTGATTGTGTCATATTAATCGTAATCGTGATATCTATAACACAATGTAACGCCAAATCGCTGATAGGTATTAATCTCTTCCCATGTTGCATTCATGGGAGTAATTGCAATAGGATAAACGTGATAGCATGTATATGTTAAAACTGGATTACCTGCATCGTTAAGTTGAGAAACTTCAAGTGTGTTCCCTAAAGCATAATCTGAATAGAATGCAAGAGTTCCAGCACTTGGATCATCACCAGGTTTTACAATAAAGTCTATCCATTTTTCAAAGAACTTACGTTCCTCCATCCCTTCAGCACAAATAATAGATAATTGAATGTCATTATAAGTTGTGTCATAAGGAAGTTTTAATGATGGTCCCGATCCAGCATCATCAGAAGTAGCAATTGTTCTTCCTGGCAATTCTGCTTTCTCACATCTAAACTCAAACGTCTTTTCTATACTAGATACTTGTGGCATATCTGCTCTGCCAGTAGTGCTAGCCAGATACAGTTTAACTCTAAAGTTATTTGGTCTAAGAAGTTTTCCTAATGATGCTCTTAAATTTGATATTGCATAGTTTTGAGGCACTTCTTTTTTTGCTGTTACTGTAACTGTGGGTAAAGTTGTTGCCATTTTATGATTTTCCTAATTGTTTGCGAGATTCTTCCCAAACACGTCCTGTGTCTGCTTTTCTGAAAGATTCAGTTGGTAGAAAAATAGCCATATCCCATTCGTTTACTTGTATCTCTAAGAATTGTGAACGCACATGACTTCTTAGATATTTCTTTAGCATCGGTTTAAAGTACCTGTACTTAGATGCAGATTGTAAGATAGAATATGAAATTTTAACTTTTGTAGTGTCATCATATTTTTTATTTGTTAATGTCGAATACAGCGCATTCATTAATTTAGCACGTAACACAGGAGGCAAATAATGAAAGTTAATTCCTAAGAATCCATCAGAGTCCATTCGTACAGGAAAGATTAACGGAAATGTATCGTAGTATGGCAATTCTTTTTTCATCTTTGGATCGTATCTGAATGCATACATGTATCCATATTCCATAGTAGAAACTTTTCTTGCTTCATCTGTTCGCTTCTCAAACACACCAGGAGTTATGTTTGAGGTTAATTTGCCAGCCGCAGACCTATACCACTCCCTTGCCGCAACTGTTCTTGCAGGAATGATGCCTTGTCTAGCGCCTTGAATGAGTATGTTATCGAATATCATACTTCTATTTATCTCAAATCTTTGTCGGTTATGATTTTAAATTCCCAATTTCTTTCAATTGAGTACTTTGTTGCCGCTTCCCATTTTGCTTGATTAACACCCCATGTCATAACTTCATTGATGAATCTTCTAGTGGGTTTACCATTCGGTGTGTTTTTCCTAACAGGTGGGCGTGTTTGTATGTCTGGTTTGACTTCAATTAAAACAGTTTTTGTATTGCCATTTTTGTCTATGTATTTCATCCAAAAATCAACAAAGTATCTGTGATAACGGTTATCGACAGGAGATATATAAGGTACAACAACTTCTTCAGAAGACCATTCAAGTATCGATGGTGTTTCATCACAATATACCATAAATCTTCTCTCCAATAAACTGCGATATACAATATTAGTTGGGTTGCCTTTGTACTTTTGATAGTTTTTAGGCTTAAATTTACCTTTGTATGACATAAATAGAATAATAGAATTTAATAAGGATTAGAAATATGGCCGGTGAAGCATTTCAATTAAACACAAAAGCAGGAGCATATCCAAAGTCTGGAACTTTAATTTTTGGTTCCGATTATGGACATTCTAACTTTGTAACACCTATGGCAAGATTTGAATTTTGGGATAATTTAGGAGAAGGTCAAGCAACCAACTCACCAATCATATTTATGCGTATGTCTGGATCGTTTCAAAGCGGACTTACTAATGGGTATTCAGAGAGTGCGAATATTTTTGGAACACCAGCAAAAAGTGGTGCCATAGACTTCACGTATGCTACCGTTAAAGGCGGAGTTGATGCGCTTTATAAACAATTAGTTGGTGGCGCCGCCACCGCCCAAAGTTTTATTGCATCTGCTGGTCAATCGGGAAAAGCACAGTATGAATTTATGACAAGAAAAGTTTTGAATACATTTCAACAATTAATTTATCAAGGTCCAACATTTAGAAGATTTACTCTACCCTTTGTGATGAAACCAACAAGTTTAGCAGAAGCGGAAAAAATGATCGATATCATTAAAACGTTTAGAATTGCATCATCGGCTAAAGGAGCCGGTAGTGATTTAAATGCTGACGGAACAGACGTAAACGGAGTTACTGACAATAAAAAACAAAGTAAAGAAGAGATAGATAAACAAAACGCAGAAAATACTAAACTCTCAGATGAGCAAATAAATTCTCTTTTTACTGGAGGAAGTGTAGCGGGCTCAACAACAAATAGAACATTTAGTTTTGGATATCCAGATATGTGCAAATTTCAAATTGTTTTACAAAGATCACCTAATGGTGCCAATACAATTTTGGTAGAACTTTTTGGTAGTGAGTATTGCGTCATAGAAAACGTACAAGTTGATTATGGATCACAAAATAAAATGGTTTTCTTTTCTTCGGATGGTACTGGCGGTAAATATTATCCATCAGAAGTTACTCTGAGTATCGGTTTAAGAGAAACATCATTGCCGCTTGCAGGACAAATTGCAGACGGACAAAGCGGAAACAGGACAATATTCTAATGAGCATATTCGCATACTACCCCAAAGTCGCTTATAAGATAGATGACCATAACTATCTAAAAGCAATTGATATCAATATCGTATCAAAAGTAAAAGACTACATCACACAATATAGATCGATTGGATATACGCCATATATTGTAAATGATGGAGAGAGTCCTGATTACATCTCATACAAGTTTTATAATAATCCAGGATACGATTGGATCATCATGCTAACAAATAACATGCATAGCATTTATGATGATTGGCCAAAGAACACAGAAGTATTTAAAAACTATATTATTGAAAAATATGGTAGTATGGCGGCAGCATTAGCAACACCAAAATACTATTACGATAGTTACGGAAACATCATAGACTTTGTTGAATATACAAATTTACCACCAAATAGAAGAAGTGCTGAAACTGCATATGAGTGGGAATTAAGATTGAATACAAATAAGTCTAAAATCAAAATTTTAAATCCAAATATGATAAGCACACTAGAATCAGGATTAAGATCAGTCTTAAGTAAACCGATTGTATAAAATATGAGCCAAGCACTTTTAAAGCCTTTTTCATCTCCGTTTGGAAGAATACCAAATGATATTGGATTTGAAAAGGCGGATTTATCATTACACACAAAAGATGTAGTACCTAAAACAATTGGTGGTGATTTTGTAATTAATCAATTATCTATTGTGACAAGGCAAGGCTTGCAAATATCTTTATTAGAGGCATTTGAAAGTTTAGATGTTGAAGAAAACATATTTTCATCTGCAATTGTTGGATCAGTTACTTTGACTGATCTTGGCGGCGGCATAGAAAAGTTTCAACTTCAAGGTGGTGAAAAGTTACTGATACAATTTGCCAAACCAAAAACGAATGAAATTTTAGTTTGGCGTGAAGACTTAATTATCAATAAGATTGGCGCACACACAGTTAATATGGACAGTCTCGGTGCAAGATACTTGTTATATTTCTCATCTAGAAGTTTTGTAAATTCAATGAAAAAGAATTTATATAAGAGTTACGCAAATACATC